GTTTTTTAATTTACCCATTACGAAAGAGGCGGACATATTCGGACCTGTTAAAATAACTTCCCCAGAATTATAAATTAGTTTAAAATTAATTGAGTCTAAAACTGTGAGTCGTTCACTTTCTACTGATGCGTCTCCAGTTGGATAGTCTCGCATTTGGTATTGAGTAAACCCAACGCACTGACCGGAAAAATCATAGTTTGCCACGCAACGAAATATATAATCGCCAAACTGCTCGGTCCTTTTGTCATCTTCAACTTTCCAGTGCCAACGCTCAATTAATTTATCACCTTGCCAAACCTCATATTGCGCTGGAAATTCGTTATCAACTTTCGCAAAACCCGCGTCGCTGTGAATACGTTTGCGGTCAAACCAAATAATTTGGCGGTCTTTATGTTCGCGGCATTCATTAACAAGCTTATACATCTCCGCGCCGCTCAAAGTATCTTTAGGTACTGCGCCAACTAATTTGCTTAATGTGTAACCTACATTCCACTGGAATAAACCCATTGATATGACGGTTAAAAAAATCAATATAAGCCCGCCTAATATCGCCTTTTGCAAAGATATTGTTTTTTTGGCAAGTGTGTTTGTTTCTTTTGCTTCTAAATTGTGCAATTTAGTTTGTGCGGCTTCTAGTTTGTTTATTTGTTTTTCCATTTTTTAATGTTCTCTCGGGTAATTGTGTCGCTTTCCTCTTTTAACTCATTAACCAAATATTCAATCAATTCGGTCATGTTCATATCATTATCCTTTGCAACTTGTGCTAAAACCTCCTTATCGGTTTCCCAAATATAAGCGCTTAATGATTTTTTTCGTTCGTCTCTTTGGTTGGGCATTTATTGGCGCGTCTCTGTCGTATATTGTCGTTGAACGACGGACAAAGTGCCAAGGTGTTGCACACCCGTCAAGGCTTTAAATTAAAAAACTGTTCCGCATCTTCTGGATCAACCAAACCTTTATAAAATTCATCAATAACAGTTGGCGAATTGCCAGCAAGTTCGGCTGTAAGATTTTTATTTTTAAAATGCGCTAAGTGGTAGCTGCAAAACGTGTGCCTTAAAATATTAGCCGGCAATTGTAAACCCGCCACTTTTCTTGCTTTTATAAAACTATGTTCTGTTTCTGGTTTAATACATCCAGCGGCAATTGCTGCCTTGATCCATAAAACGGCGGTTGGCGTTAACTCAATGACGCGCCTACGGCGTTTTTTTGCTGCTTGGCTTGAAACGGTTATAATTGGTTTTTTTCTGTCTAATTTCATGTCTTTTAATGATGTTTGTGTTGCTTCTGTAATTCTAACACCGCAAAAAAGGACCAATACAACTACCAAGCCAACTTTAGGCGTTTCAAGAGATTTGCGAACATAAGGCTCAATTTCTTCAAATTCCATTATTTCAGCTTCAGGTTTATCAATTTCAATTTTTTCAAGATCAAATGCATTAAATCGACCAACTTCATAATTTTGTTTTGAACACCAATTTCTTAAAGTATTTAAATTACCGATGTAATCGTTGTTTGTTTTTGGTGAATATTGTTGTTTTGCCAACCATGTTTGAAAATCTGTTTTAGTGATTTCATCTAAATAATAATTATCAAAAACCATGCCATAATTTAATAAACCGCAACTATATTTTTTTATAGATTCAGGACGAAGATTTTTTAGTTTTTTTGCTTCAATAAATTTTTCTCGCGCTTCAATAAATTTTATTCGCGGCAAACATTCGGGCGACTTTTCAAACTCCGCGCAAGCTTGATGAAGTGCATAGCCATTTTTTTCGCCCCGGCGAAAAGCATTGAGTAAATCAATTTGGACATCTACGGGCAAAGATTGTAATTCGGCAACGCCCTTTTTTTTGTTATCAATGATCTGTTTAAGGTGACGTTTTGCTTTGCCTTCAGTTTTAAAATATTCACGCTTTCGCTTGCCGCTTAAAGTGTATTCAGCCCGCCACATATCTTTACCGTTTTTGCACTCCTTTGAAACACCTTTCATGCGCTCAAGGTGGCGTTTTGGTGGCGCCATTACAAGCCTTTTTTGTCGTATTGTGGCGTTTTTTGTCGGCTAGTGTGGCACACCTAAATCATCAAAAACCTTAACAAATAAGCGCAAAACAACGTTTTTATTAATAAAAGAGAAAGAATTGATACTATCAAAATCGGGAGTTCGAATCTCCCCATCCCGACCATATTCCTTAAGAAACAAGCGTGTTTTTAAAGTGGTGGCGGCCAAGTGGCGCGTTTTTTTAGCTAATTAAATCAGCCCACCATTTAAACGCCTTGGGATTGTCTGCCCAAACGGTGCAAATGCCCGTGGCTAATCGAGAAACTATCTGTTCTTCGTCGTCGCTGTCAATGCTGGTAAACAGGCAATGCAATAGCTCATGTTTAAACGTGTCGGCCATTGCTTCATTTGTCTGGTTTTCCATGATTACAATGGTTTGTGTTTCATGGTCGCACCATCCCCATGATTCGGACCCGTTTTGTATGGTTTGATCTTCGAAGCGGATCGAATAAGTTAAATTGAAAACTTTAAGCTTATTTGGCCTTAGTGATTTCATAGCTGATCTTTTTAGCTTGGGAATCAATGAAAAATCTAAGCCACGCGGCGCCGTTCGGTTTGGGCGGTTTGCCGGTTTCAATGTGCCAACCGCCTTCGCCTTCAATATATTCGTCTTTATACCCGGGCGTCCTCAAATGTATTTGCTCGTCATGGTATAGTTTGCCGCATGTTGATAACCTCACCCTTGCCCGCGATAGCATCCATTCATCATGCGTATGACCAGTGTAGACAATGTGTGCATCTGGTAAATATACAGCGCTTCGATTATGCTGAATAACTCCAAGAGTAACCGGGCCGCCGCCTCCATACCCGTGATGATAATGCATGTTTACTGTATCATTACGCCCGTAATTAAATTTAAATTGTATCCAGCCAGAATATCCGCCAAGAAAAAATGGCTTTTTAGATATTAATTTCATTCGCTCAACGAAACGTTCGGAAAGATTTGTTTCGTGATGTTTGCAAATACTGGTTTCATGGTTGCCGGGTGAAATTTGTAAAAATCTGTCGGCATAAGGTCCGTAAAACTTAACCGCTTCATTTACCAGTGAATCAAGATAATTGCCTTGAACATATTCGGGGCGCAATTGGCTTGTGTCCGCCCGTCGATCCCACTTGCCTTGCATGGCACAAAACAAATCACCGATGTCAATTATATGGGCGTCACGTTCCTTGCATTGCTCAAGGTGTTTCAATTCCAAATCTTGTTTGCAATGCGCGTTGTCGTGGTGCCGGTCACTTGTTAATAGAAACCATTTTTCAAAGCCTCGCTTTTTTCCTTCGAATTTTACAGTTGTGACATTTCCGTTTTTTTCAACTTTCATATATTTACCATTTCCCAATCGGGCATTGTTCGGCATTTAGCCAAGTTTTTGCCCTTAAAAAACATCCGCACTTGATACAAACCCCTTCCCTTTGGAATTTGCATTTGTTGCATATTCGTTTGCGTTGTGCTGCAAGTGTTGATTCGCCCGGTGTGTTGCCCTTCAGCACATGCCAAAAGTTTCTCAGAAACGATTCTGAGGCAAAAAATATTCTCGAAATCAGGCTCGGCGGCATATCTACCGGCCAAACTAGTTTTCGAGTCGAATTTACTGTTAAATCCGGCTCAAGCTTTTTTGCAGGGTCCGTGCGCATGAATCATTTAAGTTTGTGTTGCTTGCGTTTGCAGTCGATCCGTAACTTGTTGTTGATAGTGATGCCGTGTAACTGGTTGAACCAATTTTATATCGGGGATGCCCGATGCCAATGTTGTCAACGTCGGCATGAGCAAGCGCCGAACATGCAACGCTTACATCGGCGCCGCTTGCCGTGTTTGTGCCGTCGGTTGCTTTGACAGTGTATTCGTAATTTATTGCCGCCGCATCTGGTGTTGTTCTAGGAACACCAAAATCAATAAAATTTGTTGCGGTTGTTTTGGCTAAATAAATTAAATCAGTGCCGACGTCTTCATCTCTTCTATAAATCAAATAATGAGTTGCCCCGGTTGGAGCGCTCCAAGTCAATTTGATTCTTGAAAGGTTTTGGGTTGCAGCAAGTGACGTTACATTATTCATTGAAACTGTAATCTCGTTCTATTAAATCAATTTTAATCCACATGGGTTTGCTTGTCATTGGTGTAAACACTGAAGTTACATGATTGCCGTGACCGGCAAAATAATTTGTTGAGCTTACCGACCTTTGATCATAACTAAATGCGCTTGTGCTTTTAAACTCGTCAAAAAACGGATTGTTGGCGGCGTCTAAAACAAATCCCCCCTCGTAGATATGGCATTCATCAATATCACCATCAATTGCACGATATTTGCTTGTTGTATAAGTGACCGGCGAACTACTAGCGCCAGTTGTTCCAAGCGTGCCGTTTGTTGAATCAATAATATGCTTTTGATATGTGTGCTGTGTTATTCCAAGCATGCCCGGCGCCGTAATAAATTGATCTCTAATTGCAACCGGCAATGCGTATTTTATTGGATCGTCTGCAATGCGTATTTCGCCTTTATAAGATCGCGAAACCAAATAAATGTTTCCACTGTTTGCAACTAAAGCGCCTTGTATGCTTGTGCCGTTACAACCTAAACCCTCTGACGCTGTGCCGTTTAACCCAAATGGGCCGCCCAAATCAATTTGATAAACTGAATCGATGCTTGTGCCAGTGTCCCAATCTGTCGCGTCAGTAATTAATGCTCTGTCAGAAATTGAACTGCCGCCATAACTGCCGGTTGCTTCTTGTGTTATCGTTCCAAAATTGGCAAGTGCTGCAAGGTTTGTCGCACCTTCAGAACAAGCAAGCGGATGGTCGTCCGTATCAATTCCCGAGTCGCCTTTTTCAGTGCCCAAATAAGTAACCGCCGAATGCCTAAACTCAAACGTAACAGGCAATTCAATTCGTGCCCGTTGTAATTTGTTCACAGCATTTACTAAATTATTGAAAATTCTGGCATAAAGATTTGTATTAGGAAACGGCCCGAACCCTTGCGCGTTATCTTCGCGGATGTCTGCCGGCAAAAATTCCATCCATCTTTTTGAACCGTAATAATCTGCCTCGATGCGATATTGAGCTTTTTTATTGCTACTTGAAAGCGTCACAGGCGGATTTGCATCAAGCGCAACATGTCTATCAGTAACCCAAGTTGAACCCGTCCAATATTTCCAAAAACTGACAGAATCGTCTCGACCTCTGAGGTAATAAAATACTCTTTTATCGTCGCTTGTTGTAAAATTAATTGTGTGCCCGCCTCCGTCTGTATCGGTCACAGTAAAATCTAAAATTTCAGTTGTTTGATAATTGTATGCTACTACAAAATAATAATCATAATTTGTTGACGTTGTAATTGTTGGAGTAACTCCGGTTGCAATTTTTGTTGATGTATCGCTTGAATTGTCATGTCCATAAACGTCATAAACTAAACCTTCTTCAGCGGGCCAAGATAAAGTTGTTCCATTTTTTGTTACTATTGGGCCGCCTTTCCAATATTTTTTATATTTACTGCTTCTTAATGCTTGTTCGCATAAATTTGGAAATGTGTAATCAAATAATCTAGATTGTTGTGTGCATGTAAGTTTTAAACTGCTTTCTAAGTCAACAAATCCGCCGCATATAGCTTGCAAAATAAACTCCATGTAAAGCATTTCATCACTAAAAACGGGCGTGTCACTTGTTGAGTGTGTGTCGGGTTTATCATTCCAGACGTGCCGAATGTTGCGGCTAAAATAAAAACGCGGCAAGCAATTGCCATTAAAGTCGTTTGAATAAAAACCAGAACCAACATTTGCATCAAGTGAAACATCACCAACGCGCTTGGTGCAATGATGACCGCTTGTTGCATAATTTAGATATTCCAAAACTGCATTTTCGTCTGTTCTCCTGTTTGGAACAAAAACACCCGTAACCGCGGCGTTCCATCCTTCAGATGATCCCGAGCTACTTTGAGAATTTACAATTGATGACGGGGCGTTTTCATTTTCTAATCTACCTTTTAAAGTAACCTTGACCCCTGTGGCGCCGTTTCTTTCAACCGATTCAATTTCATAATCTGCCTTGTAAAGTTGACAGCTTTTTAAATGGTTAATTACACCCGCGCAATTCGTCGAACTAGCCGCATTTTGGCAATCACTTGTGATTGTGTTTTGACTTTGAATTAAACTATTCCAACCGGGGAAATAAGAATCTCCGGTCCAATGCGTACCCAATAAATGTCGATAACCGGGCGGATTTTCGGGGCGCATTATTGGCTTTTGGTTATAGGTCACATGCCGGCGGATTTCACTAGCTTTTGATTCTGAATGCCTCCATGAATCAGAAAGAAACGTGCAACGGTCGTTTAAAAAACCTAATATATCCGCAAACGCTTCGGGCTTATAAATTGAATCGTCTGAGTCTTTATAGACATTTGTAGAACAAAACATTTGCCATTCGTTTGTTTGCCCTCTAAATCGGTCATTTTTATCGTCTCTTAATGGTGTTGATCTTATGCCGTTTTTCGGAACTACAAAAGCAACCGGATCGGCATCGCTTGGGCTAACAATATAACTTTTCTCATAATCTGCCGTGAAACTGTTACCGTTGTAATATGTAACGCCGTTATATATTACGCCGTAATTTGATTGATCAGAAACAACCTCATAAGTTTCGCCATAAACTAAATTCCCGCTTGCAACTGCATCAGTTGGCGCCGCTATGCCACGGAAAACGTCTAAATCTTTGTTGTCCATGCCGCGGGCGTATCTGTTAAAATATAAAACAGATTTGCCGCCGGTTACTGCATATCCTACTAATAAATGACGTTCGGCCAATCGCAAATTATCGTGAACCATTTGCCGGCCGGCTTCGTAAACTGGGTTTGTGTTTATTTGGTCTTCAGAATCAACGCCGCCAATGTTGCTTGATAAATTTGCAATACATCCAATATCTAAAAGATTTCTGCCGGCTGCCTTGGCGCTGATAAATGTTTCGCCTCTTTTGTCGTGATTACCTGAAACAGTAATGCAGCTTGCAAGCCTTGTTACAACGTAAGCATCATATACGCCGGGGCGATATGTTAAAAGTTCGGCAATTTCAATTGTTACGTTTGCGCCGCTTGGCAAAAAGCTCGCCGTTTTAAATTCAACCAAACATTCCTGACGCGGATGTTTGAAATATTGCAAATGATCCGTGCCTTGTGACAGTTCAAACGTCGTTAATGTGTCTCCGTCTGCAATAACATCAATTGAAATTTCGCCGCTGAAACTACCTGAAACACTTGCGTAAAATCCTGCAAAACAAAATGTATCGTTTATTTGGTAACTGGTTGCCGATCCAACGTCGAACGTTCTGCCGCTTTCATGCGGGCCGTTCTTTGTAAATGATTTATATTGCGCTGTTATGTTCCCACTTGAAACAGTGCCATAAGCCGGCGCCAACGGGTATTGGCTTGTTAAGAAATCTTGAAACGGAAAAGCACGTTCGGCAACAATGTCGCTTTCATCTTGTTCGCTTGTTGTGCCTTTAAATTCTTTGGCAAAAAAGTTTAAAGTTTGATTGAGTTGTTGCCCTTTGACACGTTGCAAATATGCCTCTGTTATATATGGTCCTTCCTTCCAATCAGCAAGCGGCAATGATTCAACTGTTCCATCAAATTTTAAAAGATTATACGATGCGAACCCTTCCCAATACATATAGACGTCGGCCGGATCTTCGGGGCATGTGCCGTAAATTTTACTGGCAACGCCAGAAACTAAACTTTCAAATTTAAGAAAATAATTAGGCGTGTATCCATCTTGGCAAACTGGGTTGTTGTAATTGACTCTAGGCACTACATGAAAACCGCCATAACCTTTTAAATAATATTGTGAGGGGGCGTAATCAATTTTGCCGTGTTCTTGTGCCGCGGCCATTGCAACGGCCGTTTTAAAATTACGGTTTAATGAAGGATTCCAAGCGCCGCGTTGATGTTTCGCAAGAATCCAATAATCAGAATTGGACGCCGGCGCCGTTGGTGTGCCTCCAACATTTAAATATAAAGGTATTCCCGTCGGTGGGTCGTCTGTATCTTCTGCCCCATCAAATATCGCTGAAGGATTTAAACGCCCGGCCTCTGAATCAATATTAGGTTCGCTTCCATAAATAAAAGCGCCCATTGGATTTGATACATTTATTCCTTTGCCTTCGCCGGGTCCATTAGCCGGCCAAAAAACATCCGAATCTTTTGGAATGTGACTGTAAAACTTCCACCACTCATCCTCGGCCGCCCAATTGTTGCCGTTGTTATCGGGGTTTCGCATGCCCCTAAAAAGGGAATGAGCATACCAAAACAAACGCCATGACGGATCGGCAACGCCTTGTTTAAGGCGATCATTAAACGCTAGAGCGAGCTTGTTGTAATCGCGTGATGATAAACGCTTGCCGGGCCAAACTTCATCCGCTTTTGTATATTCAACGGCCATTTCACAACCATCTAGCTACAACTTGATTGTTTGCCGATGCCGCGGCAGTGCCGTCTGGAATTAATGCAGTGCCTCGGGTTGTTCTGTGAACAATTGCGTTTGGAGCTTGGCTAATTCTTAGGCTTCGAACTTCAATTTGAAGTTTGCGTATCGCTTCCGCCATAATACCGGCGCCGCTTGGGTGTGTGTGTTGTTTGCGCATTTAACTAGATATTGCAGTTCCAAAAATATTTGTGTCGTATTCTTCCGAATACCAAAACTCCTTACTAATTTGATAATTGCCTTCGCCAGTTTGTTCGACGCTTGGCGTTCTTTTTAACCAATAGCCTGAAGATATTCCCGAGAGCATCGCACTTGGCACGCTTTGCCCGTTGCCGCTTCCCGAGAGCATCAACGCATGTGTGTATTGTTTGCCCACATTTGCATGCTCGGGCGATTGATTGGTTGACGGGGGCACAACCTTAACATTTCTCAACACATATTGGCTAACGGTGAAAAATTCGACGCCTCTTAAAGCGCTTGTATAAATGCCTTTGACGTATGCAGCTTGAGCCGCGGCATTCATTCCGTTAACCGTGCCAGTATTAGCCCAAGTTGTTGACGCTGAAAACGGGGCATCGTCCGGGCTTGTTCTTGCTGCAATTGCTTCATCCCAATCACGGCGAAATGCTGCAATTCCGTCGTTTGATAAAGCTTTTAAAAGCGCCGCCATATCTTCCAAGTGAAACAAATCTTTTTCTAAATCATTGCCGTCTAAATACCATTGATTCGATAAAGTAGCGCCCGCAATATCGCTTGCGCTTGGTTGCAAACTGCTTGTTGAATTGGATGTTGAGCCAAAATTTGTGCCCGAATAGGTAAGGCGCAAAGTTGCACTTGGTCCGTTGTAAGTAATGTTTGCATTTGAAAAACCAGCAACAACCGCGGCGCCACTCGAATCATTTATGTGACCTTCAGAAAATTGCTCAATCTTTGTTTTATTACCGACATAAATCCTTGTTGTTGTGTAACCGTTGACAGAATCCCAAGAACGCTCGGGCGCTTGCTCAATTACGGTTGCTGTGCCTTTAAAAGTTGCCATTAGAGTCGGTGTGAAATTTGATTGTTTATGCTAACCAAATGCTGATTAGTTTTTAATATTTCGGCAATTTGCTTATCTGCCTTTTTCAAAATTGGATCTTGTCGGCCGCCAATAAATAAACCCATCTTGGCCATTTGATCGACCGTTGCTGTTTTAGATGCCTTGGTTTTGCCTTCTTGATTTTCAAGCAACGTTTCAAGACGTTCAAATTGCTGTAAACCTTTAGCTTGCCTATGTGCGCCCTCTGCCTTTGCTCGGCGCCTTGCTTCTTTGCCGGATTGCCGATCAATAAATTTATTTGTGTGATCAACTAAAACATCCGCGCTTGTGTCCATGCCTTTAAATATTGCGCCGCCTACTGCTTTTCCCGCGTCTAATATTTTGCCTTCCATCAACAAATCCCAAGCGTTGCCCATGCCTTCAAGCGTTGCCATGAAACCTTGGCTCATTGATTCCCACATTGCCGTCAATCCATGAACAACATTTTCGGTTGCATCCATTACAAAAGTAGCGAACTTAGCAAACACCGGCATCATTGTTTGCATGAATGCCGCAAACTCGTCTTTCATGTCTGCAATTTGCTGAATCGTTTCTTGATCCATAACGGCGCCGGCGTCATGCGCTTGTTTTTGCATGTCGCTTAATCCTTCTGTTAACATTCGGAAATTTTCTTTTCCGCTTTTGCCCATGATCAAAAGTATATCGCTTAAATCTTGGGCGCTTGGCGTAACCTTTGAAAACTTACTTCCAAGTTGTTCAAATATTTCAACGGCATCCATGTTGCTGACATCGTCCATTGAAAAACCAAGGCGTTGAAATGCTTCGACTTGTCCCAATGTGCCGACCATCGCCTTGCCTTGTGAGTCTTGAATTTTTGTAAATGCTTTGCCTACATTCTCTAAGCTCGATCCGCTTTGCGCCGCCGCAAATGCCATCTCTTGAATTTTATCAGTTGTTGCCCCGGTCTTTCGTGCCATGTCGTTGACAGTATCAGCAAAATCAACGGCCTTTTTAGTCATACCAACAATGGCGGCCGTTCCAAATGCCGCCGCAAGTTGTCCTTTGATAGCGCTACCAAATGCCCGAGTTTTTTGTCGTGCCCTTGAAAGGCCAGAATCAAACGCTTTTCCATCAAGTCCAAGTTTTGCAACTAATTGTAAACCCATAATATTAATTTAAATTAGGGAATGTTTCCCTTGCTAATTTTGATAATCGGTCGTGATTTTCTTGTGCGATTTTGTGCATCTCGCGATCTTTTTCGCTTACTAAATCTATGCCGCCTTCCATCTCTCCAAAAGTGTAATAATCCCAAAGCGCTTCGATCATCGGTAGCGCTAAAACTTCAGAGCGCGAATAACCAAGTTTTGATTGCAACGCTACTTTTAAATGATAAAGCCAAGGGGCGCCGATTGTGCTGCCGCCTTTGCTCTCAAATGTGTCTGGTCCTTTTGTGTTTTCTTCGATGTATTGCCCAAAAACTTTTACAGAATTTTTAAAAGCGTTTTCGTTTTTTTTCCACAACCTTGACAAGCGCCATTGCCAAATACGCATTTTTACATTGAACAAAGGCGCCTTTGTTGTTGCTTCAAAATTTTCATAATCATCACAACAAATTACGACGGCAGTTATTAAATCAAGTAAGTTTTTGACCGGGTTGCAATCTAGTTTCTCAAGCCAAAAGCAATGACCAAGTGTCAACGGTTTCAACCTTTGCCCTAATACAGTAAAAGGCTCGGGAATAATCGCCGCAACATGGTTGCCTTTTGCCATATTATATTAAACAACGGTTGCTGAATAATCGTTAGAAACAGAATTAGCCAACTCTAAAGTAAAAGTTGTGATCTCTCCGTTTGTTTTAGCCTTTTCACAACTTTCGACCATCCAATTGCCAGCAATTTCAGCGTCGCCACCTGATCCGGGTGTGCCACTTATTCCCGGTTCTAAAATTACACATTGCTCGCCGGGTTCTGGTAAGTTGTTTGCAGAATCCGCGGTTTGTACTGCGGTCGTGTTATTACCCGAATCGATCGCGGTCCCTGAATGCACCGGGTAGCAATTTAAAGTTAATCTTTTGGATTGATTAAACACAACGGCGCCGACGTCTTCGCCTTGTTTGTTTTTAAACTTTATTATTTCCGCTTCATGTCGAAGAGTTTGGCCGGTTGGTTCAAACGACATTTCGCGGTCATGCGTTGTGTCCAAAGCGGTAAATTTAAAACCACTTGAACTTATGCCGAAAACAACTCCTTTGCCTTTTTGAGTTGCCATAACTTATGCGTCTAAGTGGTATCTGTTTGCACTTGTTGCGCTGTTTGCAAGTTCAATTGTGAATGTTGTAATTTCACCATTTGTTTTTGCTTTTTCGCAACTTTCAACCATCCATTCGCCGCCAATTTCAGCGTCGGTGCCGTCAGTTAATTGGCATCGGTCGCCGGGGTTTGGTAAATTGTTCGCTGTGCCGGCGCCTGACGTGTCCGATCCCGTTGGATAAGCGTTAAGAGTTAAGCGCTTCGATTGGTTGAACACAACCGCGCCAACGTCTTCGCCCTGCTTGTCTTTAAATTTAACTATTTCGGCTTCGTGCCGTAATGTCTCCCCAGTTGGTTCAATTCCCAAAGCTGATGCCCCGGCAAATGCGAACCCGGTCGAGGTAATGCCAAAAACTATGCCCTTGCCTTTTTGCGTCGCCATTCCTTCATTTTAAGGAAATCGGCAACAATTCAAGGAATCATCTTGTTTTGATTCCATGCCGCCGAGCGCTTTTTTTCATTTTGCGTTCAACATGCTTTAGAATCTCTTTAGCTTCGGCGTTTAAAGCGCGTTGTAAGGGCATTTGGCCTACCTTTGCTATTCCTTCAGCCAAATTTATAATTGTGGCAGTAGGCGTCCAACCGGGGTTGGCTTTTATAGCTTTGCCATGATCTCCGTCGCCGTAAAGTTTAGTTGCTCTTGATCTTCCAACCCGCATACCGGCAAGCCTTGCTAATTGTTGCGCCGATGCAAGCCATCCACTTTTTAAATACCCAATGCCTCGAACTTTTCCTTTTATAAATTCTTCGACTTCGGATTTCATTTCAGCGCCGTAATAACCTTTGTTGCCGTATTTGCCTTGCAACTTATTAACTATCAACGCCGCTAATGGTGCATTTAATCTTGCTCTAAGTTTTAACGCTCGCCGTATTTTCCCCGGCTTGGCCTTTGGTGTGAATCGAATTGCCTTAAAAGCAACGTTAATTGCCCGCTTGTTTACGATCTCAGGCAAATCTCGTTTTGTCGTTGGTATATACTTCAGCAACGCCCGTTGAAACTCGCTTGTATCAAGCTTCATGCTCATTGATGAGCCTTTCTCTCTAGTTGCTGCATGATTTCTTGCATACGCGCATCGGGAACATGCCAACCCGGTATATCAAAAGAGTAGTTTTTATTTGCTTCCATCCGCGTCGTTTGTTTGTCCGCGGGGATTACTATTATTTTTTGGGTCTGACAACCGGCGCAAAACATCATCAAGACGATGATTAACACGATCTTGATTGCCGGTTGCAATAGCCAAATCGATTTCGGCCAAAGCTTCTTGATATTCAGCTTTTTCATTCTCTAAGCGCTTGATTTTGCGCTTTAGCCAAAACGTAATTAATGCCGCGGCAATCGCTAAGATTGCTTCAAACATCAATCGTTTTTCTTGGCTAATCCGCGACTGACAGAATAACCCATGCCAGCAAGAACCGTGCTTGCCATGCCTAGAATTTTATCAACTTGACTGCCGTCAGAAATGGCGCCAGACGCAAACAATAAACCAAGAATTGCAGCAATGGCCGTTAGCCAAAACTCTGTCGTTTTATAACCGGGTTTCATAAATTTATTTTCCTTTGTTCTTAATTAAAAAAACTATTTTTGTGATTAAATAAACTAGGCAAGCAATGCTTATGCAAATTTGTAGCAATTGTGAAATTTCTACATAATGAACGCCAACCCCACTACCACCCGCGCCGGCGGCCTTTACTATGTCGCTAATGTCGTTAGTCAATTATCTATTTCCCTTCCCAATTTGTTTGCAGCTAAACCGCCAATATATTCGTAATCGTTTTGATCTAGCCAAGCGCTCCATTCTTCGCCCTCAACTGTCAACACTGTCATTTGCTCGGGCTTTTCTTGCCAACGTTCCAAACCGTCGCCCAAAGATTCAGACTCAAACAATTTCAACGTAAACGTCATGCCAAACTCGATGGCATCGCCAACCGTTATATCAACGCGGCCCGCTGGTTGTTCGTCAGTTGCTTTGAGTTTTACGGAAAACATTATTTCAAATCTTCGCTAACAGCATCAAATGCAGTTTGCCACACTTCAAATTCTGGATTTTCTTCTGGCTCGGCTTCAGTATCAACCTCCTCAACTGTCTCGGTTGATTCATTGCCTTCCTCGTCTGTGACTGTTTTCTCAACTGATTTCATCACTGGCAAAGTTTCGCTTGGCTTGCCTTTGCGAACTACTTCAAAATTGATTGTTTCGTCACTTGCGTTTGAAATTGTTTCTTGTGCTGCGTCATATGCCGCCCACTCAGCTTGCGGCTTAGTTGTCTCGTTACCGTCAATGTCTGTTTCAGTGATTGTTTTTGCAGTTTCTGCACTTGGCTCAATCACGCGCTTTGCAGTTTCTAAAGCTTCAACCTCTGCTAGTGCTTGGGCAATCTTCGCATTTTTTGCGGTCTGAGCGTCTAGCATTGCTTGATAATCCGCATCACTTGCTGCTTGTGCTTCGGCGGTTGTGTCGTTGCCCTCTTCGTCAGATGTTGGCTCGACTGTTATTGGGTTGCTTGTTGGATAAGCATCCTCGACGCATACCGCTTGGCCATTCTCATTGATTGACCAACGCCTTAAAAATGCGCCGCTCTTGTAAGTGTCCGGCGTGATGTCGTTACTCTTTATCATCGTTTAAAGTTTCTTTTAATTTAGCCATGAAATGCGAACGCGCTACCTGTGCCTGTTCCATTTGCATTGCTACTCGTCTTATTTGCCCGTCTAGGTCGGAAACGTGATTAACTAGCTGGACTTGTTCCGGCGTGAAATCCGCTGGGTTGTAGTCAACTCCGTCAATGCTAACCGTTTGCTCGTCTGGCATTATTCTGACGGTTCTGGTGCGGGTGCGGGTGCGGGTGCCGGTTCTTCGACTGGTTCTGGTTCCGGTTCTGGTGCGGGTGCAAATGACTTACTTTCTGCATCCCAAACTTTTCCAATAACAGCAAACTGAGCTTGCCAATCATCAATCTCCGGTTGTGCCGCTGCTTGTGCTGCCGAAATTATCTCCTCATCTGTGCCAGATTTAGGAACCACTTTGTCGATGGCATACTTATTGCCTTTTGCATCTTCGACCTCAAAGCCTACTCGCTTTTTGTCGTCTTCGTCTTGAAATGTTTTAATTGTATATTTCATTTTTTAATTACATACCTAAAGTGACTATTTTTATTGTTCTGTTTGACCCGGCATAATTTCTTATTGTGACCGTAGCGTCATTTGCCGCTGAAAAAATACGAACGGTCCCTGAACTTGTTGAATTATTGAAATGTGCATCTCCGCCAAGCTTAGTGAGCGCTGAACCAGCATAATCGCTATAAAATAACGCTCCTTGCCCAGCCGTGTCATAGACAGCAATTAACGCACTGGCCCCTTCAAACGTTGTAGTAGCATCATTTGCAAGTGTGATAATGTTTTCGCCGCGAATTGATGCAGTACCTCCAGAACCGTTCATAGTTAAACCAGCTAGGTACAAATCTTTAAATGAATTTCCGTCTGCTCCCAAATCGACAGTATTGTCGTTTGTTGCAGACTGCGTCGCCGGTAAAATGGCTTGTGTGGC